ATAAAATCCTGAAACATGTTGGTTCCAATGGACGTGAGCTGAATGATGTCCACCTCCTTTTCTAGCAAACTCTTGTACCCATAACTCACTAAACATAGTTACATATTGTGACATATCATAACCCTGTTGATCTAAATATTCCCAAGATTTTTGACCAACGTAGCTGTTAAAATCTCTAAAATCATTATCAACTGTTAGAGGTGTTGAATGATAGGATCTTCCAAAGTCACCATATTTTTTAATATATTTTTTCTCTCTTGTTTTTGCGGCTTTAATATATTTGTTAGTAGCTTTAGTTAAAGATTCTAAAAACTCTGGTTTTTGTTCTGACCAAATAGGTGTTTTAAAATATTCATTTATATTCATATTATTTAAATGGATATCCTAGGTTCCACATCACCAATGAATATCGCGTTCCTTTTGTTACAGGTTTAACTCTATGCCATACAAATGATGGAAAAACAATAATAGATCCTTTAGGTAAAATCTCTTTTGCTTGTCTTAAATGTTTAGCTTCTTCTCTCATGTGTGGAGCATAGTTTCTAAAATCAAATTCTAGTTCTCCACCTTCATATTCAGACCCATCGGTTAACTGACAAGTCATAGATAGTTTTCTAATCTTACCATTTTCTGGACCTTCTTTTTTATAAGGTTTATCCCAAGAATCACAATGCCAATCATAATATTGATTAAGTTTATATTTTGTAAACTGACAAGCTTCAGATCTATCCCATTCATAATTCCAACCGGCAGCTTTATTAGCTTCGTGGATATAAGGATGTACTTCTTTATAAATCCAAGTATCATCCAACCAAACTAAATCAGAGTTTCTTTTTCTTTTCATATCTTTAACTTGATCTTTAGTTAATTCTTTATCCCCATAGCCACCTGTTCTTGCCATAGTTTCTGATTGGGTTAATCCATATTTTATAATGTCATCACAGATTTTAGGTGGTATCGCTGATTTAAAATACCAGTAGTAATTAGATATATTCATAAGTTATTGTTTGTACAAAATTTAAATTATTCTTTTGATTATTAGTTATGTAATACATATTGGTTGATGGAAACATTATAAACATATTATTTTTAAGTTCTATGTCCCAACTTCTTCCCTTACGTCTATTGTCATCATAATGTATTCTAACAAAACAATCTTTAACTTTAACGCCGTAAAGCATGGTAAAGTCTGAAGAGTTACGTAGATCCACCGGATCAATATTTAATAGAGGAATTGTTGTCTCATTAGGTTTATAGATATTTCCCCACGTTGATTTTTTAATTAAATCAATACCGTGTTCGAGACGCATAAAGTCTACTATATAGGTATTTAACTTATCCCAAGTTTTTGAAAACTGTAATTTTTCATTAGTTAAATCGGAGTGTAAAATGTGGTGAGCTAAATCGTTTCGATCAATATCCCAATGTATCGGCATATTAATATCACCATAAAATAAACTCTGTTCTGTTAATACTTTCTTTTGCATACCACTTTTTAAAATAGTTTATAATTTATATTTTGTCAAATTTAAAGTTATAGGCTAAAGAAATTCTATAGCTTTTTGAATTATTTTGAGTAACTAAATGTTTCATATCACCTTTAAACATTATTAGTTTACCAGGTTCAGTATTAATCATATAACTTCCCCAAGTAAATATATTATCTTGCGCAGGGACAGGTGAATAAAGTGAATTTGTAACTTTAGGTTTTAAAATTAAATCCCCTGAATCTTTCGACCCTGTAAGAAAATAAACTGCAATAAGATCATCTCTTTGTTCAACATGATCGTGTTCTTCTTGATGGTCGTGTTTTGTATAAAAATTAAACCAACTATTTGTACAATTTATTTTATTATTTTTAAAACCAATTTCATTAGCAAAATTTGTTATTTCTCCATAAACCCATTTTGTAATAGGGTCAAAATATTTATCTGTATGAATATCAAAAGTAGAACAAGTATTATAAGGAGAAGACGACCAGTTACTTCCTCCTTTTTTTATTTTATTTTTTAATTTATTACATTCTGCAACTATATTTTTTTCAATTAATGAATGATTTTTATTTGTGGTAACAGCTAAAGGTTGGGCAAATAAGGGTATAATATTCATAGTATTTCAAAATCTAAATTTAATGTTTGTCTTAAACCTTTACCTTGAGGGTAGGTTCCGTGAATCATATCAATTGGGAAAACAAAAATATTTCCTTCTTTAGGGGTAATAAAATTATAACTTTCATTTAAAATATATGTAAAATCTCCAGCTTCTTTTTTCGGAACTTCTAAATAAATAACTGTTGCTAAATGAGGATAGTGTTTTTCATTATGTCTATGTATAGTGTGATAACTTCCTTCTCCTCCATAAACAGTCCAAGCATTAATTAAGTTTAATTTTTTATTTAAAAAAAATTGAATGTCTTTAGATATTTTTTCTATTTTAGAAAGATCTTTTATAAAGTACTGTTTAGAGTTTTTACCTTTTGTACTTTGATATTTTAAATTTGTAGGTTTACTTTTTTTAATTAAACTATCTATAGTTTTTTTATAACCTGTAATATCTATCGTCCCCGATAAAAAATTTTGCATACCACCACCATTTTTAATTTATGCGTTTTAGTCTGTCAAGTCCCAAGTTGTATTAGTTTCATTCCAAAGGTAACTCCAAGAATGAGTGCCTGCTTCGTTTTGTGAAATTTGTTCAGCTGTCAATTCTGGAGCATCACCGATTGGTGATTGCCATCTAGCTTCTGAATTATTTTGTACCCAAGATACAAAAGGTTTTTTAGGCCAGAAAATTTGATTATCTTCGTCCCAAGTATAACCTACACCTGCATAGTTTCCTCTTAATGCTGTACCACCGTCTTTGTGAACGCCATTTTGTGTATTGTAAGATGTTTGAATCCATAAATGTGCAGGCCAATTATTATGTGTTTCTAAATAAGCTTGTCCTATTGTTTCATTTTCAACGCCATCAGCATTTAACATATCTTTATTATCTAAAGTTAATACTGTCAGTACTTCGTTTGTTTCTGATATTTTTGCAAAATGTGCCATATTATTTTCCTATTGAAATGTGTACCTTATTATTACTACACCACCGCCACCAGCTCCACCGTTAGAGTTTGTACCAGAACCACCGCCACCACCACCAGTGTTAGCTGTTCCATTTCCTCCAGGGTTTGAAGCACCTGCTCTACCTTGGCCGCCACCACCAGCTCCACCTGATCCTTTACATCCTGAACCACCAGCTCCACCGCCACCACCACCAGATCTTGTTACAGATGAAAAACTAATAGTATTAACAGTTCCAGCACCACCATTGCCACCAGTATTTGGAGGTGTAGCACCACCTCCGGCTGCATTAGCTCCGCCGCCGCCACCACCACCAATACCTCCACCGGGACCTCCTCTGTTACTTGGTAATAATCCCATACCATTTCCACCATTACTTCCTTGTGAAGGACTAACGGGAGGATTATTTCCTGATCCACCACACCCTAAAGCTGCAGGAAGATCTCTTCCTGATCCACCACCACCAGATGCTCCTGCTAATCCATCTAAATTATTTGCATATGAACCACCACCTCCACCACCTGCTGATGCTATACTAAAAGCTGAAGATGCACTACCACATACACCTCTTCCACAGGGAAATGGTCCACCGGCTCCACCGCCTCCAACTGCTATAGGATACCCTTGAACTGAAACTGAAGTTCCGGGACTTGGAAAATTATTTCTAAATCCACCGGCACCACCACCACCGCCACCTATTCCACCACCACCGCCGCCACCAACTACTAAATATTCTATAGTAGCACCACCTGGTTCGGTATTTATTGCTGAAATACAAAAAGTTCCTGGACCTGTAAAAGTATGTATTCTAAAATTTCCACAACAACTTATTGTTCCACCTGTTGCTGCAATAAAAGGATCGGGACCACTTCCTCCAGCACCAAATCCTAAGACTTGATAACCAAAAGATTTACCTTTTCTGGCTTGTATATTTTTTGTGTTCTTACTTGAAGTAAGTTTATTTTTTAAATCTCTCATATCTAAATTTCTTATGCGTCGTTAGCTGCGTCAGTAGTAAAGAATATTTTAACACCTAGAACTCTAGATTCACCAGTAAAAGTATCTGCACCTGAACTTGCTTCTCTGAAAAATTGAAAATAAGTTTGTTGATCTACTGCAGGAGAACCTGCAATTGTCATTGCACTACTAACAGGTGAAACTTGTTGATCTTCTACTGTCCCAATCCCTGCATCTGTTATATTTTGTTGAGTTCCATATGCTACATCAATAGTATCACCATCACCAACTGATACACCTTGCATTGCAAATATACAGTTTCCTGTATTAGTTGAACTAGGTGACCAGTAAACTTGATAAGTTACGGTACCTTCATTCCATGATTTAGGGAAAGCTACTGAAAATTGTGTGTATTGAACTGTACTTGCATCAAAGTCAAATACTTTCATATCTGGTCTTGCTGCTGTTGTTTCAACTTGTTCTGCGTCTGCTCCGTTAGTTGTTGGTGCATACATAGCTGCTGCTGGAACCCATATAGTCTCAAGGCCTGCAATTTTAACTGCATTTCCTCCAGATTTAAAAACTCCTGTTCCTTTAGGGTTAACATTAATACCAACATTAGTTTCACCTGATGCTGAAATAACTGGTCCAGTAACCCCTGTACCTGCGTTAGCTATAGTAATTTCATTAACTGCTGAACCTGTTGCAGTAAGATTAATTAATTCGTTTCCATTTGTATCTGAAATTTTTGT